AAGTGCTAAAAACATACCTTGAGGTTTACAATGAATTTTTTGTGTGTTGTGTCCATTCATAAAATTATATGCTTGTCTATAAATTTTTGAATAGTCTGCGGGAACTTTAAGATAAAATGCAAGATAATCATACATATAATCACAATTCTTTATAAGTTGATTCTCTTTCTCTTGCGCCACAGGCCATTTATTCTTTGGTTCTACCTTTGCTTTTTCAAAACACTCCGCATGATAATAAAATCTATCACCGCCAAGTCCTTCACCAGTACCAGTCTTAAATGGCTCTTTATCTCTATCAAATTTTTTCCCACAATAACGACACTTCACAACTTTCATACTTCCACCTCTATATATATTATATCATAAATTTCCAAAAAATTCAAATTTAAAAGACCAAACATAAAAATGCTTGGTCTTTAGAAGTGAAAATTATTTTATCATCTCTCTCATTTCTAATACAACTAAAAATAATAAATCGACCTGATCTTCTGTTATCTCTGACAGTTTTAACCTTTGACCAAAAATCATCTCAACTTTCTTTAATATGATTGCTGCATTATTTTCATCTTTTTGTATTAATTCATGCCACAGACGCTCGGCTTCCGCGCGAACTTCTGTATAATTAAGAGATTGCTCGGTGTTTGTTTCTAATCTATCAACGACTTCTGCACCGTCTAGTTTTTCTGCTTTGTCTATGGCGTCTGCAATCGCGGCGACCATTTCTTCATAACCGAATTTGATTTTAGGTTGGAGATATTTAAAGCGGGAACCTGCGAACAGGGTAGGAGTTTCTCTTGTATAAAGATATCTCACATTTTCCCCATTCTCATATTCATTCCCGATATAACCTATAATATCAACTATGCCGTTACAAATCTCAGCCGCACGCTTCGGCAGTTCAGGATAAATTATCTCTATCTCACTACCTTCAGCATTCTTTTCAACGCGAGTTGCGCTGTGCGCAATTAAGACAACGCCATAACCTAATTGAGTTATTCGCCTTAAACTGCTTTCAAACTCCTTTTTAGATGCGGAATAGCCTCCACCCCAAGGAATATCAGCAATTTTTTGTACGCCATTTTGTACGCATACAAATTGTTCTACTAAATCCCAAGCAATAGAAACAGTATCGATTATAATCGTCTCATACATTTCCTTCGCTTCGGGTTTTTCTAACTGACGAATTATCTGACGGAATTCCGCCCACTTGGTTATATCTTGAGCCATAACGCCACCAATGGCGTTATAACCACGTTCAAAAGCGCACAACAGAGCCTTCGGAAAAGCACACGCTGCGGTGGTCTTTCCCGATTTAGGCTTGCCGTACAAAAGCACGTACTTACCACGTAAGTCTCTAGATATAACACTTGGCTTAATATTTAATATATCTATCGCCATATGTTATACCTCGCTTATTAAAATCCAAGGTCATTCGCAGAAATAGCAGGACCAGGTGTAGCCTTTTTCTGTTCGGCGCGAGCTTTATCGGCTTCAATACGCTCTTTCCTCTCAGCCAGACCCTTCTTAATGTCATCGGCTGAGAACGCAAAATCACCGTCAAGCGGAACCGCTGAACCACCCGTTATAACGAGATCAGACTTTGTGATTGTGCGCTGCTTCTCAATAGGTTCACCAAATCCCTGCTGCTCAAGGATAGTTTCGGTTGTAGATGTAAAGTTGATTACACCAGTCGCCTTGACTGTTGAACCAATTTCCCAATAATCCTTGACATTACCAACAACATTTTCGTTTGAGCAAACAAACTTAACGACATCGACTCTGTCACCATACTGGGGAACGATACCTGTGATGATATAACGCTTATTGCCTTCATCATCAACTTTCTCGTTTCCTTCTGCATCAACTTCGTAATCCTGCGCCGCAATATACATTTCAACCTCAAAGTTTGTCTTCGGATTGAATTTGTCCTTTGCAACTCTATTTACGAAAGAAGTTGTGATTCTCGGATAAGATGTAAGAGCACCATTTCTACCATAGAAATCGTTCATTCTTATCTCTGCACCAGAAATTCTGACACGATCAGCTTCATCTTCGCTACCAGCGGATGCGATTGATACATAATTATTCTTCACATCTTCCATAGATGTGTAAGCAGGATTGATGTCGCCATTCTTCTTATACTTTACTACAAAAGTATGAATCGGAATCTCGCATACTACCGGCTTACCAGATACTGTCTGAGGGACTCTAACTGTAAATGAACCTCTGATTGTTTCCGTTGTTTTACCGTCTTTGTTTATGAAAGAACCATACTCTAAATTATTTTCACTTAAAATTCCTTCAATAAATACCTTATTTGTCGCTTGTCTCATTTATTCACTTCTCCTTCTGTGGTTCTTTTAAACGCTTGAGTTAAGATTAGTCTTCGTCTATTGCGTCGGGATCAAATGCCTTACCTTCATCTGTAAGGAAAACATACTTGACAGGCTTCTCTTCGCCTTCAACAGCGATCTTCTCGTAATCAACAAGACCCTTAGCTCTCGGACCCTTTACGCCAAGAGTTGTTACGACGGGGTTAAGATGCTTTGCATCGGAACCGAGTGCTGCGCACAGCTCTTCCATGGCTACTCTGCCACCATTGTCCTTAATGTAGTTTACTACTGCTAACTGTTTCTCTGTAAGTTTCATTCTTCTTTTCTTCTCCTATTTTTTTTAATATTTTTTGCCATTAAAGAATGGCGACCTTAAATAAAGAAAACTTTTTTTAATTTTCTTTATATATATATTATAACCCTTTTTTTCGTTTTTTTCAAATTTTTAACTCATTAAAATTTTGAAAGTGTAACTACTTTTTGGTTAGAGGACAGTTTTATTGCACGAGACCCTTGTGCGCCGCGACCTAAAAGTGATATTTCAGAAGTATCTACTTTAAGTTGTGCGCCGCTTGAGATGATAAGGATCTGTGGTTCGCCTGATAAGAACATAAAGTCTACCATATAATCTTTAGGTAAGATTTTCTGGAGTTTTTTGCCTTTAGTGTTCTTACCCGTGATGGAGAACTCATTCATGTCAGAGCGTTTTGCCAAGCCTTGCTCGGAAATTGATACGATTTCCGTTGCGTGCGGCGAGTGCACTTTTGCGCTAACTACATAATCTCCATCATTAAGTTTAATTCCTTTTACTCCTTTTGCCGCTCTACCAATGGCACGAATATCACCTGTCTCAATCAGAACGAAATTACCCTCGGCGGTTAATATTCCGAGTGGTTCTTCATTTAAGAATAAGACATTTATGATTTTATCACCCGTATTTAAATCTATGGCTTTCGCGCCGTTTCCTCTTTTTATATTATATTCGGTTAATTTTGACTTCTTTATCATACCCTGTTTTGTCACGAAAATTATATAAGTTTCGGGACAGTTCTTGGATAAGATGGTTGCAGCTCTGATATCCTCATCAGGTTGGGTGACTATGAGAGATGAAAGATTAATTTTATCTCCTACGGGTAAGTCACTCATTTTACAGTGATAGAAGTTTCCTCTATTTGAGAAGAACAAGACTGTATCTATGTTATCTCCTACTCTATTAGAAACTACATACTCACCTTTTTCTAATTTAAATTTTGCACCGATACCACCTTTTCGCTGGGTATAAAGCGAAGAAGTTTCATTTACGAATATATTACCGTAATTTGTGAAATTTAAGACGAGTTGGCGAACTTCGGTTGGTTCGTCATCGTCTTTGGATATATTTAAGATTTTTGTGCGATGGGGATCACCGTAAGTTTTGGCAATTTTTTGCCAACCTTTGATGAGTTCCGCATTTAATAAGTCTTGGTTTTCAAGTATGGCTTTTATGGCGGCGGCACCTTTTTCGAGCGTATCCAACTCATCTTTCAATTTATTAACCTCCAGACGCGTTAGACGACTCAACCGCATATCAAGTACGGCACTAGCCTGCTCACCGTCAAGTAAGAATTTAGATTGTAATAATTTTGAAGCCGCCGCTGTGGACTCCGCTCCTTTAATTATTACAATTACTTCATCTATATTAGCCAAACAAATAATAAGACCATTTATGATATGAATGCGGCGCTCTATCTTCGCTAAATCAAATTCATATCCTCTGCGATAAACCTCAAGTTCATGATTAATGTGTGCTTGGAGCGCTTCCTTCCATGTGAACACGCGCGGGAAGCGCCCTTGGTCAAGCATAGTGAGGTTTATTCCATAATGAGATTGAAGAGCCGTTTCTTTATATAAATATTTTAAGACCTTATCTGGATTTGCGGAACGCTTCAGATATATCTTGATAAGCGGTTGCGCACCAGTCAAGTCATTAAATCTATCAATTCCTGGATTTTTTTCTGAATCCAAAAGTTTTTCTAATTGTTCACATATTGTTGAAGTGTAAACGCCATATGGTATTTCTGTAACTGTCAACACACGCTCTTTCTGGTCAAACTCAACAACCGAGCGTAACTTGCACGCTGCACCCCTGCCATTTTTTAGGCTTTGTTTTACTTCTTCTTCATTTAAAAGAAGTGCGCCAGTTGGAAAATCTGGTTGACAATAAATGTCTTCAAAGCCACAATCTGGATTGAGTAAAAGGTGTTCAAGTGCGGCGTTAACATCTCCTATATTGAAGGTAGGAATAGATGATGCCATACCAATGCCTATACCATATGAACCGTTTACTATATTATAAAAGCCCTTTGAAGGTAATACTGCGGGATAAGTTTTAGTATTATCATAATTCTCACGCCATTCTTTGATAGTATTCTTATCTATATCTTGGAAAAGCGTCGCCGCAAGTTTACCCAGGCGGGACTCCGTATAACGCATCGCTGCCCAGTTTCCGCTTTCAAGCAGTGAACCCATATTACCTTTTACATCTACTAGAGGATAACGCATCGCAAAAGGCTGCCCCGCACGCATAATGACACCTTCACATGATGAATCACCATGGATATAGAAATCTGCCATAGCCATACCGACTGCATTTGCGGTTTTTTTACTAGGATTTTTATGGGTTAATTTATGTAATAACATTGAATAAAAGATTTGTCTAGCCGAAGGCTTCAGACAATCCCGTACGTCAACAAGAGCGCGACTTTGTAGAACCGCGCCCGAATATTGAATAAACGAATCTTTAATAACTTGTTTTATATCACTCATTTATCTTTAACCTTTGTATCTAACTCAACATTAGGTGGTATAAAATTATCTGCTACGCGCCAACGCCACCCACCTAAATCCCATATTAAGAAATAGGTTCGGTGAAATGTCATATCAACAGTAGTATCTAATACTTGGTAGATGTTGCCTGTCTTTTTATGTTTAACTTTGAACATTACAGATTTAACCAATCATAAATAACTTCCATTTTTCGTTTTCTTTCTATAAACTTTTCAGGAAAATATCTATGATAAAAAACACTTTTTAATGTGAGATAATTTAATCCTCTTTCTTTATCTGCATAATCCTTTAAGCATTCTTCCGCAATAAGTTTTCTATCTTCTGGATGATATTTTTCAATAAAATCAATCATTTCTGTAGATGTAATTGTAGCATAATTTTCAATAAAATAATTTCTATCTATATCACTCATTTTAACACCTCTATATTTCTTATTCTATATATATTATATCATAAAAAAGGATAAGAGTCAACTTTTTTCACGGTCGCGTTACGACTATAATACATCTTCCTACCGCATACTGGACAATAAGGATAAGGCATTGTAGTAAGAGGATAGATAAAGTCACAATGTGTACAATGAGCGTACACGGCGGCGTCACCACGAAATTTAATAAACTCCCATTCTGCTTCTTTTCGTGTATCAATCACTTGGTATATCGGCACATAAGTTTTCATCTTCTTCATATTCCTCACAATCTCTATCGTTTTCGTCTATTTTTCTTCCTTTTAACATACAGAAGTAGCCTGGTGTCCAGTATAACATTACTTCTTTATAGTTTAATTTATAATATTTACAGCCTTTACAAGGAGTTAATTTATCTCGTTCCATTATTCTCTTTCTCCTCTTGAACAGAAATCATCTGCCATCATAGCTTCATAAAAGTACCTACAAGAAAGGTCATTACTTTCATCAAACCATTTACAATCCTTGCATCTGATTAAAGGCTTATCATCAATAAAAACATTAATGTATTGGTCTTTCTTCTCATCAAGCCATTTACTTGCGATATAAATTCCGGGCTTATTTATAGGCTTTACATAAGTCTGAATAGGTCTAACTGTTGTACTAAAATTGTCATCATATCCATCAATCATTTCTTCTCTCCTCTTGAACAGAAATCATCTGTTTCGTACAATTTCTCTTATCACGGTTTTTAATCCTCTGCGTATTCTAAACATACCTATTTTCCATTTAATCCACTCAATCAACCCCATCTTCTTCTACCTCGATAACCGTTGGTGTAATTCCTTCCACCTGAGGATAATACATGGCTTCGGTATCCGCTTCAATCATCTTCGCTCCACAGTTTGGACAGTATTTTAACGCATCACTACTTTCATGTTTACATACTGAACATTTAGGCAATTCAAACATAACTTCAAAAGCATCCTTGGGGTTATATATCCAATGTCCATAACGTATAGGTTCTGCATTTACTGTGGGCGCTTCATTAATCTCATCTTCTTCTACCTCTTCATCCATTATCGCACCGCAGTTTGGGCAAAACCTTGCACAATCGCCATATGTCCATTCACCACATACTGAACACGCTTCTGTTGGCACACCTCTTATTGATACAGCGTGTGCTTCCCAATGTCCATGTTGAAGTGACTGATACAATCTACCATTAATGTTAATTTCATTATTATCTTCTTTAGAAGCAAAATCTATAAGGTCTGTTAATTTAATATATTCTTCGTCACCAAATAAATACCCTTTCATATCTTATTCCCTTATCATACTAAAGTCCACATTCTTAAAAATAAAATCTGTTCTAAATTCTGGGTCTTTTCCCATTAACTCACGCAATAGTCCCAGACCTTCCTCGCTATAGTCTAATACATCCATGCGTTGAAACTCCTGCGAAAACATGCTTCGCCGCGCGGATACGTCAGACAATTCGCCAAGACCTTTGTTACGAGTAACATTACCTTTGATTTTATTCCTTACTTTTGAAAATTCTTCATCAGTATAATAGTACGATTCTTGCGACCCATTCTCCACGATATATAATGGTGACCTCAACCAACATAATCTTCCTTCGCGTATAAACTGCGGCGCAAGATATGTTAATGCCGACATTATCAATAATGCTATATGCGCTCCATCACTATCAGCATCAACACATATCCCTAACTTACCATATCTTAACTTGGATGCGCTATACTTTCCAGGTGTTATGTTCATCGCACTTAACAATAACTTAATCTCTTCATTCTGGAAAATTTTTTCATCAGGATGCGCCAGACAATTCAACATCTTACCTCTTATTGCTAATAATCCATACTTGGTATAATCTCTCGCACGGGACATGCCACCCATAGCACTATTACCTTCAACAATCAGTAAGGTCGAATTCGGTCCAAGTTTCTCCGCATCTTTTAATTTATCAGATGCAAAAACCTTTTTCTTCTGATTCTTCTCAATCTCTTTGTTCGCGCTCATCACATTCTGACGTGCACGTTCTGCGGCGGCATCAGCCTTCGCCGCAACAGTCATAACTTGAACTATCGCCTCAAATTCTGACTTATATCTCATATTCATAATCTTCAATGCTTCGGAAAAGCAACTTGAAGCCATACTTCTTAAATTCGTATTATTAATTTTTGATTTAGTCTGATTCGCAAAAGATGGTTGTGCGACCGTACAATTCATAACATAGAATAATCCATGACGAATCGCATCACCGTTAAAATTCTTTTTACAAAGCGAATTAAATGTCCTCGTTATAGCAGACTTAGCCCCGGTGATAGGAGACCCGCCTTCAGGACACAACAAACCATTAACAAACACAAAACTTTTCTCATTTCCATCACCCCATTGAAATGCTATTTCCATCTTATCACCATTTTCATCTGTAATAGAATTAGATATAATATGGTGATGTAATGATTTTTTTACATTATCTTTAACAAAATCTACTATTCCGTTTTTTGCACAAAAAGTTTTTTTAGTACCTTTATCCTCGTTTATAACAATAAACGAAATCCCGTTATAAAG